GAGAGGGCCAAGGAATCTCCGCGCTCCCGCACCCGGGATGAGGAGGAGGTGGAATTCCGCAAGGGCGGCAAGGTCAAGACCTATGCCTCTGGCGGCAGCGTCAAGGGTTCGGGCTGCGAGCAGCGCGGTGTCAGGCCGTGCAAGGTGTACTGAGATGAGGATTTCACGCGGCATGGGCGCCATCCGCCCGGAGTTGAAGAAGCCCAAGGTCATCCGTCGCAAGGACGGGGACAAGGTGGATCTTTATGCTCAGGGCGGGGAGTCCCGCGTAAACGAGGCAGGCAATTACACCAAGCCCGGGATGCGCAAGGCCTTGTTTGAACGCATCAAGGGGCAGGCTACGCAAGGAACTGCTGCAGGGCAATGGTCGGCACGCAAGGCACAGCTTCTGGCAAAGCAGTACAAGGCCAAGGGCGGCTCGTACAAGGACTGACATGAAGTCCCCGCAGAAATCGCTCCGCGACTGGACAAGCCAAGAATGGCAGACCAAGTCTGGGAAACCGTCTTCCAAGACGGGGGAGCGGTATCTGCCTAAAGCCGCGATTGCCGCTTTGTCCCCTGCCGAGTACGCCGCAACGACCAGGGCCAAGCGTGCTGGTAAGGCCGCAGGCAAGCAGTTCGTGAAGCAGCCCAAGGGCGTTGCCCAGAAGACCGCGAGATTCCGATGACTACATCAGGAGCTACCACGTTCAACCTCGACCTCAATGACGCGGTCGAGGAAGCGTTTGAACGCTGCGGATCCGAGCTTCGCACGGGCTACGACCTGCGCACGGCGCGGCGATCCCTGAACCTGCTGTTTGCAGATTGGGCGAACCGTGGTGTAAACATGTGGACCTTTAACCAGGGCATGATCCCCCTAGTACAGGGTACCAACACCTACACGCTGCCGTCAGACACCGTGGATCTTCTGGAGCATGTCATCCGCACGGGGGCAGGGAACGTTTCAACGCAGGTTGATCTGACGATCACGCGGATCAGCATCAGCACTTACTCCTCCATCCCGAACAAGCTCCAGCAGGCGAGGCCTATCCAGGTGCTGGTGAACCGGAACTCCGGAGCGACCTATCCTGTGGGGAGCAGTTATTCCCCCAGCGCCACAGCCCTGCCAAGCATCACTGTGTGGCCCACGCCGGATCAGACGGGCGTGTATCAGTTTGTGTACTGGTACTTGCGGCGTATTCAGGATGCCGGGTCTGGTGGAGAAGCTACTCAGGACATCCCTTTCCGCTTCATCCCTTGCTTGGTCTCCGGGCTGGCGTACTATCTCGCCATGAAGCTCCCGGGCGGCATGGAGCGTCTCCAGATCCTGAAGGCGCAGTACGACGAAGACTGGGATCGTGCATCGAGCGAAGACCGTGAGAAAGCCGCCGTAAGATTCGTCCCGAGGCAGATGTTTATCGGGGGCTAAATGGCATACAAAACACGCGAACAAGCCCTAGCTTACTACAAAAAGTACAACGAGGAAAATCGTGAAAAGCGTAAGGCCGCTCGTAAAAAATGGGCGGAAGAAAATAGAGCGTATGCCTTAGAAAAGCAAAAAGAGTATGCAAAAGCTAACGCTGAAAAACTAAAAGCGTACTATAAAGAGTACAACGTTTCGCAAAGACTTAACAGCAGCGAATACCAAAAAAGCTATTACGAAACGAACAAAGAACGTATAGCGGAACGGAAGAAAGCGTATCGTGAAGTTAACAAAGCACGAATTGCTGAGACTAAAAAAGCTGATTACGAAGCAAACAAAGAAGCTCGTTTAGCACAAAAGAAGGAATACCGTAAAAAAGCGGCTGGTAATATTGCTTACCTAAATGCTTGCAGGAAAGAGTCGGTACGGTTGCGTACACCAAAATGGCTAACCAAGCATGATAAGCTTAGGATGAAGTGTACGTATGCCATCGCCGCCATGCTTACGCGCCACAACGGCGAGCCTTGGCATGTGGACCACGTTATCCCGCTTCAAGGAAAAGCGGTATCTGGCTTGCATGTGCCGTCCAATTTACGTGTCATGCGTGGCGTAGAAAACATCTCAAAGAAAAATAAATTTGAGGTGACGCATGGCTAACCGGTTTGCAAACGGAGCCAAAAGCTTCGGATTTTGTGATCGTTGTGGTTTTAGGTTTCCATTAAAGAAGCTTAAAAACGAAGTTATTAAAACCAAACTAACCGCAATTAAGTCATGCCCGCAGTGTTGGAGTGAGGATCACCCGCAGTTGCAGTTGGGGATGTATCCCATCGCAGACCCCCAGGCCATCCGTGACCCCCGCCCAGACACCAATACGTGGTATCAGTCGGGAACCAACGGGCTGCAGCTTGACAACACCAGCGGCACTGGACCGAACCAAGATGGTTTCCCTGGCGAGGGTATGCTGGTCATCCAGTGGGGGTGGAACCCGATTGGTGGCGCAAGAGATTTCGACGCAGTCCTCACGCCGAACACCTTGGTGGGGCGAGGGGAAGTTGGTACAGTAACGGTCGCATGAAAAGGAGAAACCCATGAAGATGACACCCAAGCAAGCGGTCCACAAGCACGAGGCCGCGATGCACCCGGGCAAGCCCAAGACCAAGCTCGCCAAGGGCGGGGTCACCAACGAGATGCTGATGCAGTCGGGCCGCAACATGGCCCGCGTCGGCAACCAAGGCGCCGTTGGGCGCAAGGGGAAGTGACATGAAGGCCAAGCCCGTGTCCACCCCGGTGATCAACGCTCCCGCGCCCATGCCGCGCATGGTGGTGGGCAGCATCTCCACTTCCCCGGCCCCTGGCCCGAAGACAACCGGCATCAAGGTGCGCGGCGGCAAGGCGCAGACCAAGGGCTTCATGGCCCGGGGGCCGATGGCGTGAACTACACCGAACTGAAGACTGCTGTGGAGGATTACACCGAGAACACGTTCTCGGCGGCTGACTTTGCCACGATGACGAAGCAGGCAGAGCAGAAGATCTACAACACGGTGCAGCTTCCTTCGCTGCGAAAGAACGTCACGGGTGTTTTGAGCCAAGGCAATCAGTACTTGGCAACGCCTAATGACTTCCTGTCGGTCTTCAGTTTGGCAGTATTTCCAACGGGCGGCGGGGATTACACGTACCTGCTCAACAAGGATGTGAACTTCATCCGAGAGAGTTATCCAAACTCTTTGACGCAGGGAGTGCCGAAGTACTACGCTTTGTTTGGCCCGGTATATAACCTGCCGACAGAGCTGACATTCATCCTGGGCCCAACCCCGACGGCAGGCTACACGGCAGAACTGCATTACTTCTACTACCCCGAGAGCATCGTCACTGCTGGGACATCTTGGCTTGGTGACAACTTTGACAGTGCTTTGCTCAACGCGGTCTTGGTAGAAGCGGCTCGGTTTATGAAGGCCGAGCAGGACATTGTGGCGCTGTACACGAACCAGTTTGGTGAGTCCATCTTGCTGCTGAAGCAGCTTGGTGACGCAAAGAACCGGATGGATTCGTATCGGGACGGTCAGGTAAGGTATCCGGTGAAGTAAATGGCTATCCTGCAAGGTCTTTGCTCATCGTTCAAACAGGAGTCTTGGCTCGGTATCCATGACTTGGACACCGATGTCTTGAAGTTTGCCCTTTACACGGCAAGCGCCGACCTGAGTCAAGCCACGACCGCATACAGCGTTTCAACGGCAGGGCAGGTTCCCAACGGATCTGGATATACGACCGGCGGGGTGACCCTGGTCAACGTGCAAGTCCTCCTGTCCGGGACCACTGCCTACGTCACCTTCGACAATCCGGTCTGGACCGGCGCATCGTTTACGTGCCGTGGCGGGTTGATCTACAACTCATCCAAGGCCAACCGAGCAATCGCGGTCATTGACTTCGGCGCAGACAAAACCGCCTCTGGCACATTCACCGTTCAACTTCCGGCAGCAACTGCCACAACTGCGCTGCTGCGCTTTGCATAGGAGTACAAGATGATCAACAAGTCCAAGGCGAGCGATGCTGTTGCCGCCACCGTAGAGCGCAATACCGCTCCCACCGACAGGGTTCGTGCTGGTGGCGTGTTCCACATCCAGTGTATCGGCCCGGACGGTAAGCTGAAGTGGGAAGCAGAGTCCCACAACCTCGTGGTGAACGTCGGCTTGAAGTACATGAACGAATCGGCTCTGGGCGGCGTTGCTCAGATCACTACGTGGTACATCGGCCTGTACGGCGCCGCGTCCAGCAACAACCCCGCTGCTGGCGACACCATGGCGCTGCACGGCGGCTGGACGGAAGAAACGGGCTACAGCAACGCCAATCGGCCTACCTGTACCTTCGGCACCTCCACCACCGCAGATCCTTCTGTGATCAGCAACACGGCCTCTCCTGCGTCGTTCAACATCAACGCCACCGCAGTGATTGGGGGTGCATTCCTGACCTCCAACAACACCAAGGGCGGCACGACGGGAACGCTGTTCTCCGCTGCGGACTTTGCGGCGCCTGGGGACCGTTCTGTGGCTAGCGGCGACACGCTGAACGTCACCTACACCTTCAGCCTTGATGCGGCATGATCAAGATCGACTTCGAGTTCGACACCCCTCACGGGGTGTTCCGAGATGCTCTGCACCTTCCTGATGATCA